CGACTTTTGAGATTCTTTCTTAGCCATCAGTCTTTGTAACCCCCACCACGCTTCTTATACTCAGACGCAAGAAGTTGTGCTTTACGAGCAGACCACTCACCTGGGTCGCCACCCTTTGAGCCAGCCTTAATCTTCTCAAACAGTTGTTTGCGCATACCGGGCTTGGTGTAATTACCAGCCTCATTGACCCTTGATGGTGCCTTCTTTTTAGATGCCATGATTACTTTTTCTTCTTTCCCTTGGGTACGCAGTTAGGTACCTTCTTGCCGCCCTTGTTCTTCATTCCGACCTTCTCGTAGCCGTCCCAACAAGTCTTAGGGGCTTTCTTCTTGGCTGCCATTACTTCTTCTTCTTTGGCTTTTTACGAAGCGCCTTAAGGTCGGCTTCTGTAATCTTGTCTCGGGGTTCAGCAACCCTGGCAAGTTTCTTTTGTTTATTTGAATACTTGGAATACGGCATTGCTCATCCTTCCTTGTAGGGCTTTGGCTTTGGCTTTACCGGCTTTGGCGTTGGCTTTGGTCTTGGCGCTGGCTTTGGCTTGTACATTATTTCACCGCTTTCATTGCTGCATCTAGGCACACTTCAAGACTCTTTCTGTTTTGTTTGGCACGTGTGGCTGCTTTCTTCGCAGTTGACGCATTCAACTTAGATGGCGAGCAGGCTTTTGCTACCTTGGCAACTCTGTCTCGGGTTTCCTTAACTTTATCTTTTGCCACTACTTAGTCTCCTTATTTCCTTGGTAATCACGGGACGAGAGGGTCCGGGCCCTATGATAAATTGGTCCTCAACACCAGAGCCAAGTCCGTAGTTGCCAGTTAGACCTGCGGCTTTGTAATGCTTTTTAACACTGGCATAACCCTCTTTTGCCATTGCGGCTTCTTTTGCGGTGGCAGCACGTGGTGAATTTCTTTTAGTAATTTTATTCTGAGCCAGTAGGTTATTGACCACCTCTTCACGACGTTTCCGGTAGTGGTCGTCTCTCTTCCTGTCGTCTTCACGAACCATGTCGGGCGGAACGTAGGTGCCATCGGCAGCAATCTTGCCACCGTTGGGCAAACGACCGGGATTCCACAATGTCTTTTGTCCCGGTTTTAGTTTGCTTAGTTCAGCATCCATGAGTTCTTTGAATGCTTCGCCGTCAAACCCCTTATCGGTAAGGTCTTTTCTTAATGCACCACGCGCACGTGTGTCTGCTGAACCGCTGTCTGTTTCATATTTCTTTACAGCGTTAATGTAGGCTTCGCCCATACGGGTATTACGAATACTTTGTTTGTCTTTTGCCATTACTTAGTCTCCTTGTCAAGGTGCCAGTCAATATGCTTTTCTAATTTGTTGTCTACTTTGTCAACGGTCTTAATTACTTCGTGTAGAAGTTCTCGTGCCTCTGAGTGCTGCTCTGAGTTCTCTTTGCGCAGGTTCTGGATGACCGCTACCAGCGGACCTAAGATAACGGCTACCGCCAGCGTCAACCAGATGGGGTCGCTCATTAGATAAGTTCCGCCCGCTCGGGCACCTTGGTAATCTTCCCACTCTTAAATGCGTTAGAATCCTCGTAGTAGCGCTGTTGTTCACGGATGGTTTGACCAGACTTAAATGTATTAGGCACGCCTAACGTAACCAACTTGATATGGCAAGCAAAGCAAAGACCCCTTTTTAGGTCGTTTTCGGAGTCAATCGGTTTTGAGCAGGTACAGTAAGCCATATAAATCTCCTATTACATAGCGCATTTCTTACATAGACACGTTATGAGAACCGATAACGAACTTTTCCGGTTCCTTCTTGGACACTTTGCTGGCAAACCAGTCAATACTAAACGGCGTTTTCTCAACCTTTGGCCGGTATTCTGCGTGCCAAACGAACTTAAGCATCTGGTTAGCAATGGCTAAGGACATCACGCAGTCGTCGTGTGGTGAGCCGTGAGTTGACCCGTTGTCGTCACGGACGAATGTTTTTAGTTCGGCAATGGTATTTTCGCACCTAATCTCTAGCACCCCATCACGGATATTGGCGTTCAATTCGTCCACTGCCAGGGGCTTTGACAGGCTGGTAGTTCTCCAACCGAGCGTGTCTGATGCCTCGGCATTACGCTGGTTCAGACGGCGCTGGCGGTAGATGTTGGGGTAATTACCTTTATACAGGCTGGTCAGCGTGGTAAGACCGTGGTTGTTGGACTCCACACCAATAAGCGCTGCGTTATAGAAATGCCCGAGACCGTATAATATTTCACCAAATTTATCTGGGTCAATGTGCCCGTGCCAGTGGGCTACAACCAATCCACTCTTGGCATCAACGACGTGGGCCGAGGAGAAGTCACCACGAGCCAGCCCTTCGGCTACGTCAGCCCCAATGGTGTACGTAGAACCAAATGCGGGCAACTGCCATACCTTGAGCGCTCCACCGTCCTGTTCATAGATGTAGGAGTTAACTCCCGAGTGCAACTGCTTCAGGTATCCCCGTTGAGGTTTGTCAATGACCTGGCGATGTAAAGCGTCAATATCAAATACGGGGCGCCCAGAACGAATAAACGCCTCGTCTGGGTTGCTGGGATATTCCTGGTGCAACTGCCAGTCGGGTAGTTCTTTGGCTTGGGCTTCGTACCAACTTATATCGCGGTCTTCGTTCGCTGACCACGGGAAGAAGATTCCGGTAAATCTATTGGTGCCAGACTGGCTGCCCATCCAGAGGTTATAGAATATGTTGCCTTCGCCCTTTGCCGTTGACAGACAGATAACACGACCACCTACGTCAGCAATTGGTTCAATGGCTGCCCACGCTTCTTCGGGGTTAGGCAAGAACGCCATCTCGTCAATGATTACCAAGTACACCGACTCACCACGAGCAGGGTCGTTTGCCGATGGTAATGATTCAATAATGCTGTCGTTGTCAAACACCATCTTGAGTACGTTGTTCTGAATAAGTTCAGGGCCACGCTTCTTGAGCCAGTCTGGTAAAAACTTATACAGATATTTGGTTTTTGACAGAAGTTTGCTGGCTTCACGCTCGGTCTTTGACAACATAACCACAAATCGGTCGGACCAGAAGAAGGCAGTCCAAAAGGCAAACGCTGCAGCCAGGGTAGAGAAACCAATCTGACGGGACTTAAGAACGATGGTGTAGCGCTTGTCAATCCACGCCCGTACTGCCTCTATCTGTGCACCGCGTAGATTTAACGGAATCTTGCCTCGTGACGGGTGTTTGATAAACACATAGTTTGAGCAAAAGAAAGTAAATGCTTCAACCAAGTCGTCGGTCGTTGGGTTTTCGCCCGGACCACGACACTTGCGGAACTTATGTTCATCAATGAGTTCTTGTAGTGCAACCATTATACTGCAGCAATTACTTCATCAAAGTCCAGTGGTTCGGGCATTGGTCCCATAATGAGGGGAGGGGGCTCATGGGCGTGGTCTTCGTGATGGTGGTGTTCTGGCTCAGGTGTACCTTCGGTGTTGCAGATGAATGTACTAATTATCCACTTATCAGAAGTAATGGCTACGCATGACTCATGGGGATGAGTGAAGGTTGCTGGGAATAAACAGATTCGCCCCGCCTTAGGCGCAACTTTAACTTCGTGCAATGGGAAGTTTGTTTCGCCACCATATTCAACATCATTGAGGTAGATAATCGCAGCCAATACTCGGTTAGAAATTGGTGAGTTTGGAATAGGGAATGAATCAACATGAACACGATAAAAACCTTGATTCTTAGTATAACGCTGAACCTGAAAACCAGAGTCCTCAATGCGTACCCAAGTATCAAGGTGAGTATAGTTCTGCCGGTAGATTGCGATTGCGGCAGTTAAGGCATCACATATCTTTTGTTCTAGTTCTTCATCTTCTTTTGTCCATACCAAACCACTGTTAGTACTATAATATAAATCATTACTCAGTTTAGTTGATGGCATAAATCCGCCAAGGGTTCTTCCTTGAAATGATTCTGACCAATGAACCGTAATTCTGTTGAGGAATTCAGCGGGCACACTGCCCATTAATCCGTCAACAACTAAAATCTGCCCCACTTTACCGGCGGGATAACCTGCTGTAATCATTATTGGCTCCTTCTAATTGTTTTTACTATACCAATAGTACCAGATAAATCACGAATCTGCAGTAACATCTTCATAATCATAGCCTCCAAATGCACGGCATTTCGTTATCTGACTCACAAGCCACTCGTTGATTTCCATAGAAAGTTCAGGAATTGGCTCTGTAGTTCGTGCGTTAGCATCGGAATCTCCACGCAAAAATCTACCCAGTTTTTCATATGGGATTTGGTTGATTACCCATTGACGAAGATTGTCTGGAAAACCCATTACATCAAGCATTCCGTGACTAACAATTGCCACTTCTTCGGTGGAACCGAGTTCCCGATATGCCCAATCCCACTCAACTAGATAACGCAACATTTCTTGGAGAGTTCTCGTATGGTATGGGCGACGAATCATGTGTTCTTCTTTTTCATCTTCGTCTAATTCTAAATAAACAATAAATCCGTATGGCAATGCTTCAATGACTGGGTAATACATAGTTAAATCTTCGGCCAATACAACATGGTCGCCGGTAAATGGGTCTGGTAGTTCATCGCTTCCACAAACGCATTTACCATCAACTTCGTAATGAAAACTCAATGGACCAGTGGCAGCGGAATCACAACGAACATGCGGGTAGACTTCAGCAAGGTCTGGTGAAATGCCAGCCCTTGTTAAAGCAAAAACACCGATGTTGTCGGTAGCACCGACTATCTTGTGGTAATAGCCTGGTGCTCCGGGTTGGTCATAGTGGTCAGAGAACAGCACGGTCGTATGTTCCGATACCATTGCAGGAAATAATTTGGTTATATAACCATTCGCTAAAAAAATCTGGGATGTCGGGAATTAGTAATGGATTGCGAATCCGTGCTTGTGGGTCGCCTTCTAGATAACGATTTACCTTTTCTGGTGGCATATCGTTGGTAAGCCAATTTTCAACTTGTTCAGGCACATCAAGTGCATTCCACATATTGTAGCACGTTTCTGCTAAAGATTCTGCTACACCGCCTACGAATGCTGATTTCCATTCCAGCATTAGGCGAAACAATTCTTGTAATGTTCTAGATGATTCCGAGTGGTGTGCCATAACCGACAAATCTTCATCGGAGGCATTGTCTAACTCATAATATAAAATTACACCATAATTAGGAACTTCTATTACGGGGTATAAGGCAGCGATGTTGCCGAAACGAATAATATGGTGACCAGTTAATGAACTGGGTTCTTCGGACGAACCACAGGAACATAACCCATTTTCAATATCGTATGTGTGATGGAACAAAGGTCCGACTTTTCTCCGACCATCACATCTGCGCATGCCGTTTTCCCTACCCATTTGAGCAGGCACAGCCATTCGTGCTATTGAAAAAACACCATGTGTGTCATTAAGTCCAATTTTTCGGTAGAAGTATCCTGGTGCGCCGGGTCGTTGTATTGCATCTTGAATTCTCATTTATGCAATCCTTATGATGAAAATAATTTCTAGTGACGCTAGCGTGTGAGTATGTGCTGGGGTTGAGGCGTTAATTGTGCTGGCATTACCAGCGGTAAACGAGGAGTTGACGTTGCCAGCCGTAAAGGACGAGTTCACGCCAATGGCTGTGTTAACCCCACCAGCCGTAAAGGACGAGTTCACGTTGCCAGCCGTAAAGGTTGAGTTAGGGCTGTATGCTGCGTTTACACCAGACGAATTAACATTGAATCCGTGGCTATGGTCAGCGTTATTACCAGCAGTGTTGTTGTTTGCACCTGAGTTGGGTTTAAAGTAACCGTGAGAGTGGTTGGCGGACTGGCCTGCAGTGTTTCCGGCGACGTTGTGGGTGTGGTTGTTCACATTACCAGCGCTGAACGTTGAGTTTACGCTACCGGCACTAAAAGTGTCAGCATGAACGTGAGATGCTGCGTTGCCTGCGGTAAATGATGAGTTAACACCGCCAGCAGTAAAAGAACTGTTGACACTATGTGTGTGAGCATCCATTGCTGAGGGAATCCCTGTCACTGCTGTGCTGGGGATTGTGGGAGTACCAGTAATACCTTCGGGAACCCGGCCAGTAAAGTCCGGCAACAGGAAAGACCCACCGGAACCACCATAGCGGTAACCAATAATATTAAACAGCGATGCGTATGTGCTGGTACTTAGCGGTGCGCCATTAGCAACAGCGTAACCAGTCGGTATGTTTGCCGTGGTGCCAACCCACATAATCACCCCACCAATAGGGGCACCAGCGTTGGCAATGTCCCTTTGCAGGGCGGCAAAAGCAGACTTTAATTCGTTCTGGTTCTGGACATACAGCGGGTTATTTTGCCCCTGAAATGCCTGAGCGCCACCGCCAGCATACAGGTTATTTACCATCTAGGGTTCTCAAGACTTTTTAAGTTGCTCAGCATCTTTGATGACCTTCCTCAGCCTGGGAACATCCTTGGCGTCAAGTTTGACATCTTCATCCCGCTGCTTACGCTCTTTTTGTGCGTATTCGGCAATGAGCGCCTCAAGTTCAGCATCCGACAAATCGGACGCCTTCTCGGTTTTTACATTGATAGTGGTGTTCTTATCCATCTGACCAGTAGCCTGTAGGTACAACTGGGCGGACTTAACATCACCGTTAATGCCTTTTTTAAATAATGAATCAAGAAGCATCTGGGTGCGCTCGGGATTAACGGCTTGTCCTCGGATACCGTCCTTCCACCGTTGCTCAAAAATTGGAATCTTCTTCCAGTTTGTCAAGGTATTGGGGGACACACCGTGCTCTTCGGCCCAAGCACCGTTGGTGCTGGGAATACGCATATCGGGGTCCAGGAGGAGCCAGTCCAGATATTCTTCTTGAAGACGAGTTAATTCAGTACGTGCCATATCATTCCTTCTTCAGAGATGTTGCAGCATCTTCAAGAGTTCCTACTTAAAGGCGGATTTCTTACATTTGTTACGGGTTGATTACAATTCTCTGTGCGTCCGGTGAATCGTCTACGGGCGTGGTACTATTATTCTCGGTGGGTTCCACTGGGATTATGGGGTTAGTCTCAGTGGGACCGCACCCCGGGAATTGTAGTGGTCACTACAAGTAAGAATTGTGCTATAGTTATAAGACAACCGAAACGAATGTGCGACCAAGACACGACGACTTGGGATTGTGGTGAGAATCCACTCCGTGGGGTTTGTAGCCACGGAATTGGGCCGTTAAATGGCGACGTTAGGTCATGCCCCTAAGAAGGCATGTATAAAATCCTGACACGCTTGGTGCCGTAAGCACTGAAAAAGACAAGGTTATCCGTCCCGTGTGATGATTATCATCGCTCCGACTTCCTTTCAGCATTGACTGATAAAAGTGGGGGGGCTTAGCCAATACTACCTGTACGAAGATTAGAACCTACTTCTTTTTCTTTTTTTCCGTTTTTTCTTTTTCTAAATGAGTGTAATAATAAAACTACCCCAGAAACCGTGAGGAGCCGAAGGCGACGAACCCGGCTCCGAGCCGGAGGCGAGGAACGGACTAAGTAAGAAAGATGCCTATAAGTACTCGTTCAAATCCAAGGAAGTGTAGGCATGTCAAATAGTATTATTAGACCTAAGGAACCTACGGTTCTGGGTCGGTGCGTAGCACCTCTATTCACCTTTACCACAGAAGAGGCGCGGGCAATCAGTTATTACTTACAACGGGTAACACCACGTGGCGACGCAGAAGAACAAGAACTAGTTAAATTAATACAGAGTCTGTCTTTATTGCTGAGTACGAGAAAATTAATAGTAGAATAATAAATTGAATGCGTAGGGACCCGTTTAAACAAGGGTGGGGG